ATCATTTAGTGCTTGTAAACCCTTTTCGTAAGGTTCACGTCCATGGTGAAATAATTCTTGCAAGTAATTTTCTTCGATTAGACTCTTCATCATCTCCACTCGGGGATGTCCTTTGCGCTGCCAATTTATAATACCTGCAATTGTTTCTAATTCAATCGGGGCGCGTATTTTGGTAGAGTCTCCTGGTTCTGGAACCCATTTTCTTTTCAGAAAGGTTACCTCATTAGTCATTGTTCGGAATTCATATTCCTCTCCATTTTTAGTTTCTGGCGTAATAACAATATCATACCGGGCTAACCAGTCTCGTATAGTTTTAAAATTAACTATCGATTCGAGATCTGGGTGGATTGCGACAACAAAATCATCTCCATAAACTAGAAATTCTAGCATAGAAAGTAATTCATTTATTGTATAATTCAATCCTGCCTCATCAGTAAGAGCTTTTATGCACATCAACAAATATTGAAGATTTACACATGAGTTCAACGGTGCTGTTACTGGAACGCCTGATGGCATACCTTGTTTCTTCCGATATAACACATTCCTACAAACGACATATGTGTGAATGAAAAGATAAATCAATGCATATCGCACTCGGCGTCCAATCGTATCTTTGGTTCCAGTCTTTTTGTCATATATGTCTGATATGGCTTCAGCAGCATTTAGCATACATTCACCATCAGCCTGGCTGTCAAATGATTTGAAGTCTGCAGCAATACATCTACCTCCCCATCTATTCATGCGTCTATATACTTCGGTCCATTGTGGTCCATAAGCATCAACACCAATAGCGAGAGGAATTTGCGTGCAGAATGCTACGGTAGCTGCCAGGAATGCTCCGAAATACCTCCTCGTTAGAATCGTGATACTCATCGCCAATGTCATGAAAAGTCTAACTTTCGCTATCTTAACTTTCTCTATTGGTAAAGTTTCATCCTTCATACTAGAAGAAGCTGCCGTAAAGAACTCCCGTCCTTCCTTCATATCTGTCTCAATTCGTTCGAGATCTTCCAATAGGTACTTTCCACGGTTTCGGACTCCACCAACTCCTGTCGGTTTATGTTCCTCATCCCTGACTTCCCACTTTTGGTCGCTCTCAGGTCTCAAATTTCCTTCCTCGTCTTTAAACTCAGTTCTTCGAACAAAGGCATGTTTTCCTTTATGCCCATCCGATAATTTCTGATATTCAGTTCCGGGTGATGTATGCATATCCATCTGTTTTAAATGTCCTCCGTCTCCATTAAGGGCGGTATCTAGGTCCAAAACTTGCCAATTATGGTAGGTGATAGGCATAAGAAGCGTCTTTAAGCCTTCCTTAGCAAACTCTAAAAGATTTTTACTAAAGGGGCGCGTCATCTTATTATACTTACCTTCCGCCAATTCTTGGGGTTCTATTCCTTGGGATCTAATCTCTGGGTCGATGTTTTGATTATAAATACTCAGAGGTGATGGTACGTGCAAATTATCCATAACTTTATCATGTAAAATCGTTGGTTCAAAATTAGTTTTGTAATTAGGTTTCACTTCCAATCTCTTGCTCACTAAAGCGCAATGTTGGTATCCTTCACAACTAATATATGATTGCTCTTTGATCTTAGTCTCATCCTTCGTCTCGATAAAGAAATCCATAAACCTTTCTGATATTTCTGAAAATTCTAGCGCTTGCGGCACCGTATCCAATGGTTCATCTGCAATAAAATCTACCAAATCCGCTCGTGAAAGTGGGTAATAGAAAGAATTGTTCTCATTGGCAACTCCAGAAACATGCATACCTACTATAGGTTTGTCCAATCCGCTTGTTGTATCAACTAATAGGCGGCCGCACAAACCTTTTCCTCCAATTAAGGTGCTATTATATCCTTGGGCAATGTACATAAAACGTCC